AATTGAGCCAAGCGGCATGTTTCCTGATATAAGTCCTACTGCTCCAGATGATAGAGCCTGCTGCGCAAGACTGCCTACACCTCCGAGATTAGCCAGCGGATTCTGAAGAGTAGAACCGAACGGTATAGGAATCGGCGCGGCCTTTAAGCCACCCATGACCGACTGTCCCATTCCCTTCATCATTCCCGCTACTGCAGAGGCGGCGCCGAAGTTTCCGGATATAGGACCGAGCATCGTGGTTGACTTACCTAGAAGACTCGTCAGTCCGCTGGCGCCGCCCAGTCCACCCAACATAGACTCCATAGGGCTGCCGCTGCCGAAAGCGCCGCTTACTAGATTCTTGGCAATAGCGGCACTCGAGGCGCCTGCCGCTATTGCAGCGAGAGCAGTAGGGTCCTTTATTCCAGCAAGCTTAGCGGCCTGCGTTGCCCCCGCTATGAGTAGATTTGCCGATGAAGCCTGAGAGGATATACGCTGCACAGACGAAGCCGGGTTATAGTTTGTTAGTCCCTGCGCCTTCGCTGCGAGCGACAGAAGGCTAGTGATGCTGAACTTACCGCTGGCTAGGCCGGTAAAGTTTGATAGGAGCGATGATGCTACGTTCAGCGTTCCCGTCATTGACTTCATGCCGGCGAGGGCTCCCGGAATAGAACCCGACAGGTTCTTCGGGTCGGCCTTGTTTATGGTGTCAAGGACAGACTTGCCATCGTACGGAAGGTTGCCCACAGTTGGTATTGAGCCGTGAAGCTGGTCCTTACTGGCGACGTCGCTGACGAGAGAGTTGTTGGTCTTCAACACGTCGTTCTTATCACTGCCCTGAGTATCAGCGGTTCGTGAACCCTTAGGAGCGTCGTTGTTCTGAGAAGTAACACCTTCGCCGGCTGCGTCAGGAGAGCTGTCTGCGTCCTTACCAGAACGAAGCAAGACCCCCATAAGGATCGGAATATTCTCGTCCTCGTCCGCGTAGAAACCAACTACCTGTGAGTCCTTTAGCAGGCCTGCAGGTGTGCCACTGACTCCTCCTCGACCCGCGCCAGAGTTGATCGGCATCATTGGTACGGCCCAAGGGAGCGCGCTGTCTGGTATGTTCTTTACGTCGTCGTGCTTACCGTATATTCTTATTTGTACTCTTCCGGACTCAGTCTTGTCCTTCTCGCCCGAGTTGCCGTCGCCGCGGTTTACTACCTTAGCAACGAACCACTTGAAGTTTGAGCCGAACGTCCTTTCCGTCACTGATAGCTCTCCTCATAACCGCCCTTGACGAGTTCCATCTCACACGTATACCTAGGCTTAACGCCGGGATGGCGGACCATGTGTCTCAGCGCCGATACCATGAACTTACCAGACAGCGATGTGTCTGTACCAGGAGCTGCAGTTGAATCTGACTTCTGAAGTAGGTTTGCCTTTACTAGGACCCCTGCCTTGAGGTCAGTGTCTCCAAACACAGAGATCTTTACCGTACTTGATGCCAGCGCGTCGGCATATGCTATCTGTATTGGACTAGTCATTCCGATCTCTGTGTTACGACCGGCACCAAGCTGCTTCTCATTGTTTGCTGGAACAACAGATATCTTATTAGGCTTGTCTTCCTTACCATACTTGTCCTTGAGACTGTTTGGTATGCGGTTGTCAGTGCTAGCGCCGCCGGTAGTCGTGTCTTTTGCAGGATCCTTTACGTTCTTTGTCTTATAGTCAAGAGTCTGAAAGTTATAGGTTCTGTAGTCCTGACTCATGTTACCCGATGCGATCGTCTTAGACATGCTTCCCTGCTGAGGCGTTTCCATCGCTATAATGTTATTTGGATTAGCGTTCAGGAAGTCACTGCCGATGGCCTCGTTCTGAACGTACTCCTTGACTATCTTTCCTTCCTTAAAGATCTTCTCGATTGTCTTAAAGAAGAACCCGTCCCTGTTCTCAAAGAACACATATGAAGACGACTTGTTTTCAGGAGATATAGAACGTCTCCTCATAAGGTCAATTGCCTGATATGGCTTAGTGTTGGGCACAACGTATCTATACATGCCCTTCGTATCCTCGACCTCGATCTTCTTCTTGCTGCCGATGAAGTCGTCGCTCTCAAATATGTCCTGCACCATCTCAGAGTATGTCTTGAGATCGTACTTCTTGCTGACGTACTTGCTTCTAGCATCAAAGGCTTCCTGCGATACACACTCTAGCGTGTACGACTTTGACTTCTGTCCCGACGGTGCCCGCGAGTCCTTTATAGCGTTAAGTACGAACTTATACTCAGCAGTTGGTCCGCCTGGAGTCGAGAATGCAAAGCTTACATTTTCCCCGCCGGCTAACTTTACCTCGTTGACGATGTTGTTCGTGTCAAGGATAGTTATGTACGCAATTATTCCAGGAGCAAATATGCTCTCGTAAATGTCAAACGTTATGAAGCTTCTCGTGAAGTCTACATCTTGGCCAGCATTTGGCGTGACCTTTAACTCTATGACTTCTACGTCTCCTGGATTATAACCGCTCATGGATTAAGAAGCCTCTTGAGCTCGAGAGATGCCTGCTTGGTATACTTCTCAGACAGCAGAGTTATGTTTGACGCCTGCTTGTTCTTCAACTCCTCTACGTCGTAGTATGATATTCCATTCCAGTACACCTGCTCCGACAGAGGTATGTTTATTGCCACTTCATTTGCAGAAGTAACCGTTACTGTCTTGTTGTTTATGCTGCCGGTAATCGAAGTGACCTGGTTAGCTTGTCCATATACGTGCTGGACTCTGACGTATGAGCTGTTGGCAAACAGTACCTGCGCGTTGGCTATGGTAACGTTGGAGTTGTAGCCGAGGTTTATCTTCTCGTCAATTGTTAGGCTCGCGTCTCCAGTGGTAGTATACTCCCAGATTTGGTTGGTGTTTACTACCCAGTCTATCTCTCTTCTCTTGTATTCCAATATGATGTTTGCATCGCTGATCACCGGTTCATAGTACTTCTTCTGTACGTCTATAAGTGAAGAGTACTGGCTTGGAGTCAGTCTAACGGGGTCGTTGAACCAGTTAGTCTGCCAGTATGCGACACGACTCTGCGCTGCGCCGACTGACCCATACTTGTCAACGATGTAGCTGTCGAATGTATGACTGTCCATGTTCCACTGGTAGTATGGGTCAATTACCTTGTTGGCGAGGTAGATCAGCCAAGAAAAGTACGAGTCCCTATAGAGCTCATTTGATAGATGATCTGGCCTTACAAATTCAGGAACGTCGACTGAGTAGTAGAAGCTAGGATTGTTATACACCTTGTCAAGTACGTTTACGCGCGCCATAATGTTTATCGAGTTAGCTCCGCCGTATGATATTACGGGAAACCTAGAAAAGTAGGTATCGACCATTGTTCTTCCTCGGCCTATATAATATCTTCACGCAAGAAGTATTCGACTTCTTGTATGTCTATCTTTAAGTCAACCGCGCTAGGTTGTCCATCCTTGTGAAAAGAAGGTACGCCGTCCGGTCCATAGTTGATTGTAGCATTCTTTATGACTGCTGTCTTGAACGGGTAGAGTTCGCCTGGCGGAGTGTTTATCGTGCACTGGACAAGACTTGGATAGCTGAGAAAAGCGCCACCGGACCCGCTCACTTGACTTGGGAGCATATTGTACTTTATCTGTCTTACTATGTACAGCAGCTCAAGCATATCGTTTTGGTTCCTAGGATACATTCTCCAAGAGAAGCTGTATTCCTTGTAGTTTGGATTCTTAAACAGCACGGTCATAAACGGGTTAATCGTCTCTCCAAGAAAGGCGCTTCCTACAGCCTTATAGGAGTCAGAAACTTTGCTTATAGCTCCAGCGGCAATTCCAGCTGTTAGAGAAGTTCCAGCAGATAAAAGAGACTGTCCTTGTTTCAAGCCAGCTACTGACTCTACACCCGCACCGAGGGCTGTACCGACCGGCTCAGTGTCGTAGGATACTGAGAAAGTATCAGAGAGGTTGTTTGGGATTGGTAGGTAGATGTTTCCAAGAGCTGTCCCGCCGCCGGCTTTAAGCAGGTCAGTTCTCTTATATTCAGAAAACGATAAACTCATATAGTACTTGTCGTTCAAGTCGGCTGGAAACCTAAGGTCTGCGAACGGCTGGCCAGGAGTTTTCTTCGTCAGCACGGCTGCTATAGCTCCAGCAGCCGCAAGTCCAAGAGCGCTGCCTAGCTTACTGGCTAACTGATTTTCTATTGAAAACGCCATGTCTTACCCCTATAAATATTGCTATTATTTATAGAGTTTTTAAGAATGGCTTACAAAGGATCTTTCAAGCCTCGTAATCCACAGAAGTATCGTGGCAATCCTACAAATATTGTCTATCGCTCTAGGTGGGAGTACCTGCTTATGGATCGATTTGACAAGGACTCGAACGTCGTGTGGTGGCAGAGTGAGGAGATAGCTATACCCTATCGCTCGCCGGTAGACGGAAGGATCCATCGCTACTTTCCGGACTTCTTAGTATATCTAAGGGACAGCGCTAACAAGACTAAGACCGTAATGATCGAGGTCAAGCCTGCTGTCCAGACAAAGCCTCCTATACTTAAGGAGGGTCAGAACCCTAGGTCTAAGAAGTACGTTAACGAGGTGTTTACTTATGGAGTAAACACGGCTAAGTGGAAGTCAGCTCGAGAGTACTGCATAGATAGAGGGTACGAGTTCTTAATAATGACCGAGAAGGAACTCGGGCTAACATTCTAGGAAAGACATGGCATACATATTTCAGACGCTGGCCAACAGGGGTACCAAGGCGGGAATAACAAACGACTTTAGTCAAGAGTCGATTGACTGGTTTCGAAGTGCCGCGCAGCAGGTAGCGAACGTCAGCGCGCCTAGGTTGATGAACGATAAGAAGAACATCGTGCCGTCATTAACGGTAAAGAATATCGGTCAGATGTTTATGTACTTCTACGACCCAAAGACAAAAGAGACTCTACCGTACTACGATAAGTTTCCACTGATACTTCTAGTCGACTTTGCTGAGGGAGGTCACTACGGGCTAAACCTACACTACCTACCACCGGTACTTAGGGCCAAGCTGATGGACTCCCTCTATACTCTTAGGAATAATGATAAATACGACGACACGACAAAGCTAAAGCTGTCGTATAAGATACTTAGCAGCGCAAGTCGTTTTAGATACTTCGAGCCCTGCTTCAAGAGGTACCTGAGCAATTATGTACAGGGACAGTACCTGCAGGTACAGACAGAGAACTGGGACAAGGCACTGATGCTACCTACAGAGAGATTCGCCAAGGCAAGCAAGTCAAGAGTCTTCAAAGACTCACTGGGAATGTTCTAATGGTATTTAACATCAACGAGTTCAAGTCAAATATAGCGGTCAACGGCGGGCTGCTAAAGAACAACCGATTTGCCGTGCTGATATCTAAGCCGAACTGTCTGCCTGCAAGCTACAGTGACCTCAACTCTTTAGCTTTCTATGCAGAGTCGGCCAGCGTACCTGGAATGGCGCTGCAGTCCGCCGAGCTTAGACGAGAAGGCATTGGCAACCTAGAAAAGGCGCCGTGGGGAGCAGCCTTTACGGACATAAACATCAGCTTCAGGATAGATCAGAAGACAAAGATATGGAACTTCTTTCAAGTGTGGATGAACAAGATCTACGACTTTGACATAAGCATGGAGAATCGCG